CTTATGATCAAGGGGCAGTGGACTCTTACTACGGTAGACCATCGTTACCTAACGAAAAATATTCGGTCAGTGAACGTGACCAGTATTGGCTAGGGTATGCTCAACAACCATATGGAACTAAAGACAATGGCTACGAATGACTATACTTTACGTTGTACTGTGGATGTCAGCACTAGGCTTTGGGTTGTTTCTTCCCTTCTATTGCCTGTTGCTTTGCTATGTCTACTCAAAAATATTTGGTAGACCCCCTTGACAAATGAAAAAATAAAGTGTACTTACCCTAAAGGGTATTACTAAAAGTATGATACAAGAGTTAGGATAAACCATGAATGAAGTTACTCATAGAGAATGTCCCTTTAAGGATTGTGATAGTAGTGATGCATTCTCGTATAATGTAGACAAGCAATGTGGTAAGTGTTTCTCTTGCGATAGATCATACCCACACAAAGGTATGTCACTAAAGGGTTGGGCCTTAAGTGAATATCCTTTACCAGAAAAGGAGAATGTTTTGGCTGTAGTATCATCCAATCCCATGCTAGTCCCGAAGACTATTGCCTTTCGGGGTATCATGGAAAAGACTATGGACTTCTATAACGTCCACACTTTTGTTGACACTGATGGTGTAGCACATAAGCAATCGTATATCTATCCTTCGGGTGGTCGCAAGATACGTACACTACCAAAGAAGTTTCACACTGAGGCATTCAGTAGTGACGAGTTGTTTGGTATGGACAAGTTCAATGCCGCATCATCTGACTACGTAGTGTTGACAGAGGGTGAGCTTGACGCACTGTCTGCTTTCCAAATGCTTGACCGCCAGTATCCTGTAGTCTCACTACCATCTGCCGCACCGTCCAAGAAACTGTGGCAAGGTAAGGCCAAGGAATGGCTCGACAGTTTCAAGCACATCGTGTTGTCGATTGACAATGACGAGGCAGGTAATGCTATCGCAAACAAGATTGCTAGTCTGTTTCCAAACAAGGTGTATCGTATACCGCACGACAAGTACAAGGATGCTAACGAGTTCTTGCAAGCAGGTGCAGGTAAGTCATACCGCACTGCGTTCTATGCTAAGCAGAAGTATACACCGCAGAATATCTGGAACACACCTCAACAATTCCTCAGCATCCTGAACGAGGATGATGATGCTAAGTACCTACCGACAGGTATCCAAGCACTGGATCAGGTGGTGTTAGGTCTGATGCAAGGACACCTGACTGTGTTCCAAGCACCTGAGGGTATCGGTAAGACAGAGTTCATGCGGTTCCTTGAGTACCACATGCTATCGAATTACTCTGATGTACCGATTGCGATCTGTCACCTTGAAGAAACAAAGAAGCGTGGGTTGCTTGGGCTTGTGTCGTATGAGCTACGTGACAACCTGACACGTCGTGATCTGATTGACGATAAGGACAGGCAAGCTGATGTCGAGGCTGCATTGGTTCGATTGACTGAGAAAGAAAACCTGTACCAGTTTACTATCGGTGTTGACGAAGACCCTATGGAGATACTGGAACGCATCAGGTTCTTTAGTCAGGCATGTGGTGTCAAGTATGTGTTCTTCGAACCGATCCAAGACTTGGCATACAGTCGACAGACTGACGAGAGTATTGAGAAGTGGTTGTCTGCTTTGTCTGTTCAACTGTCACGCATGGCTGCTGAGTTGAACGTAGGTATCATCACGATTGCACACGAGAATGACGACGGTCAGATCAGAGACTGCCGCACCATTGGTAAACGTGCATCTGTTGTAGTCAAGTTAGAACGTGACAAGATGGCAACAGATGATGATGAACGTAACACCACCAAACTATTGGTCACCAAGAACAGACCTGCTGGTGTCACTGGATTTGCAGGTGCACTACGGTTTGACGATGGTACCTTCACACTAGCAGAAAAATTTGATAGGTTCGTATGATGAAAGTTGCAATGGACATAGAGACTGACAGCCTAGATGCTACCAAGATATGGTGCATCTGTGCTGAAGATATTGACACAGGCGATCAGTTCTTGTTCACCAACTTGACTGATGATGTAAGTGAAAGGGAGAAGTTCTATGATTTCGTACGTAGAGTGGATCGTATTGTTATGCATAATGGTATTGGTTTTGATGCACCGACTGTGAACAGATTACTTGGTCAAGTGATTGATCCACGCAAGGTGACTGATACACTGATCGTGTCCAGACTTGTTGACTACAACATCAAAGGTGGTCACAGTCTGGCTGCGTGGGGTAGACGTCTTGGCCTAGACAAAGGTGACTTCAAAGATTTCTCACACCTGTCAGATGAAATGATTGACTACTGTAAGAACGACGTTGCTGTCACTGTACTGCTGTATAAAAAGTTCAGCAGTGTACTTAAGGACAAGCAATGGCACGACGCATTACGTATCGAACACGACATTCAGATTATCTGTGAACAGATGCGGGTCAATGGTTTCTACTTCGATGTTGAGAGGGCAAAGAAACTTCTAGAAGAAATCAAATCCAGTATGTATTACTTGGAGCAACAGTTCCAGATTGATTTCCCACCTGTCTTGAAGGAAGATAAACGTATCAAGTACCGTTTCAAAAACGACGGTTCATTGTACAGTACCGTCATCAAGGCTATGCAAGAACACCCTGAGACCAAGGTCGAGGGTGAGGAACTGATCTGCTACAAGTGGCAGGAGTTCAACGCAGGGTCCGCCCAACAACGTATCGAAAGATTGTGGCAAGCAGGGTGGGACCCTATCGACAAGACAAAGGGTCACCTCAAGAACGAAGACTCTGACAAAGCAGAGCAGTATGCAATCTATGGTTGGATGTGTAACGAGACTAACCTAAACACGTTACCACCTGAGGCACCACAGAGTGCATTGAATCTAGCTGAGTGGCTGACACTTGAGGGTCGTCGGTCTAGTCTAGAAGAATGGATTGGTTGTGTAGGTGAGGATCAACGTATCCACGGTACGTTCACACACATTGGTGCATGGACTGGTCGTCTTGCACATAGTAAACCAAACCAAGCTAACATACCTGCAGCATTCCACGGCGATGCTATCACATCAGTGGAGAGAGTGAAGGAACTATACGACGGTCCCTTCCGTGGCCTGTGGAAAGTCGAAGAGGGTAACTGGTTGGTAGGTACAGATGCTGAGGGTATTCAGTTACGTATCCTTGCCGATCTAATGGAGAGTCGTGAGTACATAGATGCGATCATCACTGGCAAGAAAGAAGACGAGACAGACATACACAATCTGAATCGTAAGGCTCTTGGCATGGACCACATCACACGTGACATGGCTAAGACATTCATCTATGCATTCCTGCTAGGTGCTGGTCGTAAGAAGATTGCACAGATTCTTAACACCGCACCGATCAGGGCTGACGAAGCTATCGAAAACTTTATGGATAGCATCACTGGTTTGCGTAGGCTAAAGACAAAAGAGATACCCACCATTGCTGAACGTGGATACTTCAGAGGATATGATGGACGTAAAGTTGTTGTACCCAATGAACACAAGACACTAGCTGGTATGCTTCAGAATGGTGAGAGTACTATTATGAAGTGGGCCACACGTGGGTGGATCACGGCTGCTCAGGCAGAGGGTATCAACTTTAAGTTGGTCACTTGGCCTCACGACGAGTGGCAAACAGAAGTGATTGGGTCACGTGACTCAGCAGAAAGGTTAGGTCAAATACAAAGAACTGCGATTGAGAACGTTGGTAAACGTCTAAACATTATGTGTCCGTTGGCAGGATCAACAGACATAGGTAAATCATGGCTTGACACACACTGAAAATAGTGTATAGTGCAAAGACTAACAGCCAAATAAGAGGTACACATGGCTTATATTGAAGTAACTACAACTGGTCCAATCGAGTGGGCAATAGTATTTGAAGGTAACCGTGACATGACAGGTTACGATGGTAACTTTGTTGAGTGTGACGGTGCTTACACAGTACAACAGAAGCTCACAAAGGATGACTTTGCTAAGTTGCAAGGTGCAGGTTCAACAAAGAAACCTGCAGCTAAACATCTGATGGATGGTGAGATCATTGTAAAGTTTGTTCGCAAACACAAGGTCACCAAGAAGGATGGCACTATCGTCGCTGCTGCAAGTGGTGCACCTAAGGTCTTCGACAAAGACGGTAACATCTGGAAGATGGAAGACGGTCTGATCGGCAACGGTTCTATCGCAGAGGTGAAGAACCTAGTGTCTACCTTCAAGACTGCAGATGGTAAACCTGCTGCACGTACATCCTTGATGGAGATTAAAATCCTAGAGCATGTACCAGTAGAAGAGAAAGAAGAAGAGAACTCTTGGTAATCCTCCCCCAACTGGCAGGGCTTCGGCCCTGTCTCTTTTCTTAGGTGTAGTATGATTGAAGTAAAATATATAGATCACATGGGCAGTGACTTGAGTGTAGTCAATGCGGCACGTGTGTCCTTCAACAAGAAGTCTGACTGGATTCCACGTGTTCACAATGGTGAAAGAAAAGCTCTATCACAGAAAGATATTAAATTAATTTATTACTTAGCTAATCACAAACACATGTCACCTTTTGGTCATGCGTTTGCATCTTTCCATGTCAAGGCACCTGTCTTTGTGGCACGTCAGCTAGTCAAGCATAAGTTCCTACGTTGGAACGAAGTGTCACGTCGTTACGTAGACGAAGACCCTGAGTTCTATGTACCTGATCAGTGGCGTGGACGTGCCGATAATGTGAAGCAGGGTAGCTACGGGTCTGTTGACCTTGACCCAGAACTAGCAAAGAACATGGTAGAAAGTTCTACACACGACTACAAATATCTACTAGCCAAGGGTGTCTGCCCTGAGCAAGCTCGTATGATACTACCACAGTCTATGATGACAGAGTGGTACTGGTCAGGTAGCTTAGATGCATTCGCAGACATGTGTAAGTTGAGGCTGAAGACAGACACTCAACAAGAGACACGAGAAGTTGCAACGCAAGTAGATGAACGTATGCGTGTGTTGTTTCGTACAAGTTGGGCAGCACTAATGAGGATAACAGA